TTTTCGTGAGGTCACGAAAATGCTCTTTTCCCATTTTGCCGGTGGCGGCAAAATGGTTCAGTCCTTCAGATATTCGATGAGCTCCAGGCTCACCGTGGCTGACACCAGATTGCCCGATCCGTCTGTGCTCTCCACTGACACGGAGTGGCTCTGTATTCCCCACCGGTATCTCCCGTACTTGTGGTCCCCGATGGTGAGGGGCACCGCTTCCCCCGCCCGCTCGTAGGCCCATATCTTCCCGATCTCCTCCATGGGGCTTACCCCCAGGTAGGCCGAGAGGTACACGTCAAACTTGATGCTGTCCGGGTCCAGCCCCGTAAACTCTGTGAGTGCATTTCCCCCGTGCCGGTTGTGGGTGGCCCACTGGGCAGAGCCGGACCATACCATGCCGTCCAGCGTCTCCACCGTCTCCCGGCTCACCTGGAACACAATGTCCCCCAGCGCTCCAATGACCATCTTTAGACACCTCCCAAGATAAAGCCGTCCCCGTTAAAGACCGGCAGGTAGAGGCAGAGCACCTTGTCGTTCACCCTCGGGACCCACCAGGTGGCCACCGTCCCTCTGTGGTCGTGGTCCGGCGCCTCGTCCGTCTTGTGTGTGTGCGCCCCGTCGGTCTGGATGGAGAGTGCCGTCCCTTGCAGTGTGCTCCCCGGGTGACTGTGCTCTCCCGCTGTGGATAGCTGGTGACTGTGCCCGCCGGAAGCTTGGACCGAGATTTCTGTTCCGTTGTGCTGCAAGATGTAGAGCCAGCCCGACACCAGCCCCTCGCTCTCAAACTTCACTCTGGCCATCCGCTTTTCCTCGTCCACCACCTGGACCGTCCCCAGCCGCACAAGGCCGCTCATATCCATGTCAATACCCCTCCAATGCCCGCCGGAGCGTCACGCCCGTTTTGTATCCGTCCTCCCCCACCGTGTGGGTGGTAGATGATATGATATACTTCCCGTCCCAGGACCCCCAGCCCTCCAGCGCCACCGTGGCCCCCGCTGAAAATGCCGTGTCCCCCGGCAGGGTAAATTCCGCCGTCCGGCAATACTTGTTGTGCGCCCGGAGATATTTAGCCGCCAGTGTCTCCGCCTCTGCAATGCTCCCCACCTTGGCGGTGATCTCCAGCTGCTGGTTGTCCTCGTCCTCTTCCCAGTCCTCCACTTTGGCGATGCCCTGGATGCTTTTCCCCGTGGCCGGGTCATTATAGCTCACCCGGCATGATTGGTACTGGGTGTCCGCCTTCCCTGCGGAGAGCTGGTAAGAGAGATAGCCCCCCTGTACCCCTCGCAGAATGGTATGCACCGGATCCTTCCCTTCAAATGCCGCCTGGTCATAGACCACCAGCATTTGTCCCGTTGCCTTCAGCGAGTTCCCCGCCTGGGCGCACAGGGTGGAGAGGAAAGAAATGTCACTCTCCTGGTACTGCTCCACCCGCTCGTAGTATGGGTCTATGTCCGAAAGGTAGAGACAGGCCATCCCGCTTTTCTCTGCCATCTCCTTGACGATCGCAGACAGGTGGTAGTTTTCCCACCCCTTGTTGTGCTTGGTCTGCCGGATGGCCGCAGCGTAGGAGAGGCTTGTCCCCTTGATGGTCACCTCCGCCGGTGGCCCGCCGTAGTCCACGGCGTCCAGCTGGAAGGTCCCGCAAGAGAGCACCTGGTCCTTCCCGTCTCCCGTCCAGTTTTCCCGGACGATGACCGCCTCTATGAGAAGGCCCGTGTCCTCGTCCTGGGTGGAGTCTCCCGACTTTTTGAGATATTGTGCGTACACATAGCCCGTCTGCCCGTTGTAGGTGATCTTGGCCCATCCGCCCGTGATCTCGCTCACTGTCACCTCTGTTCCCTTGGAGAGTACCCCCATCTTCGGATTCCCCGTCCCCGGTCCCTTCCGCACGTAGAGGCCCACAGAGGGCGTCACCGTGTACTTCCCCGCCCCCGTTTTTACGCTCGTCGTAGTGCTGGCAGAGATGTCCCCGGCGTCCACCCATCCGTAGAGGGTGGTGGAGCTGTCCACGTGGATGAGGTGGTACGGGTGCTTCCCCTTCAGGTTGATGGCTGTGATCTTTCCCTTCCCCGGCGAGGTCTTGTACCCCGTGTCCGATGTGGAGGAGACATAGTGCCGTGACCCCGTGAAGCTCACAACGCTCCCCACTTCCAGTGTCCCGTCCACTTCCCCCGTCCCCTTGGATGCGGCGGCGTCCAGTACCCCGTCCAGCCATTTGGCAAGCCATATCCCCTCCCGGTCCTGCAAGGTCAGCTGGAGGTCATCCGCCTCCCCGTCCTCACTGTCCGTGTAGGATAGGCTTTTGAGATAGGGCTTGATGTCGCTTGTCACGTCCACCCCGTTAAAGCTCACCTGGGCCGTCGCCCGGCGAGCTTGGTCCACCCGGCTCATCCGACCCCCCGCTTCCAGGGCGGTGCCTTGGTGTCCGTCTCCCCGGTTTTCACCGTGGGAAGCTCCAGCACCACCCCTGCCGGGAAGGTGTAGTAGCCTAGCTTGTCCCGGTTCTTCGCCATCAGCTCCCCGGTATAGGCTGTGCTCCCCAGGGCTTTATAGGCGATCTGGTCCCACATATCCCCCTGAATGGTGGTATAGGTCCCCATGTGCTCCTCCCCTTCCCTCAGTAGTCCCTCGGCACGGCGTGATAGGCCCGGTTCCGTCCCCCCGCCGCCTGCTCCCGGCTCAGCTGCTTTACTTTGCCGTCCCAATATTCGATATTTTTCCGCACGTCCCCCAGGTCCGCCATGGTTAGCTGCTGCTCCCCCAGCTTGTAGCTCTGGTGGGTGGTGATCTCCAGCTCCGCCTCCAGCCATGCGTCCAGGTGCTTTTGCGCCTCTCTCAGGGTAATGCCATAGCTTCTCTTTCTTCTCATGCTGCCGCCTCCTTACTCTTCCGATAGGCCCGCTCGCCGGACCCGTCTTTGCTTTCTTGCCTTTGGCCGCTCCTCCATAGGCTCCAGGGGGAGGTGGGCAATTTCCATGGCCGCCGTTGCGTAGTTGCGGATGTCCAACGGTTCGTTCCGCCGGAATCCCTGGTTCTTCAACACCCACGCTGTTGTGGCCCGCCCCTTCTTGTAGGTGACCACCCGCTTCTCCGCCGTCAGGCCCTTGTAGTAGTTCTCGTCATACCCCCGGCCCTGTGGGAAGTGGCAATACCCCGGCCCCGGCGTCTCCACCTTCAGCCGGTCATAGATGAGGACCTTCCCAATGTCCACGCCCAGGATGAACAGAGGCACCTTCACCCGGTTATTCTTGGATGGGTTGTTGATGAATGGGACGTCCATGCCTCCCTTGCCCTTGATGGCCCACACGTTCCGGCTCCATCTCTCCTTGCAGAAGCGGTAGACTTCGTTGGAGAAGTGGCCGCCTGAATCCATGCAGGTGGCCGACAGGTGAAACTCTGCCCCGTCTGCCCGGGCGTAGGTCCGTAGGAGCTGCTTATCCAGCATCTCCCACACCTCCGGCTGCTTCAGGTCCCCGTAGATGGCCCCCTTCTCGATGCCCCAGGACTCTTTGCCCATTCCCCAGCCCACCACTTCGTACTCAAAGCGGTCATCCTGGGTGTCCACCCCGCAGGTGAGGGCCACCACCCCATCCGGCACGTATGCACTGTATTCCTCCGCCCGTCCCATGAGCTCGGCGTCGTCCAGCTGCACGCCGTCCTCATCCCAGGTCTCCGCCAGCACCGTGTTGGTCCAGGTTTTCAGCGGCTCCCGGTTTCCGTTCTTGGCCTCATCGCTGGCCTTCAAAAAGTCCTCCACGATCTTCTCCCAGGTGGTGAAGGTGGAGGATAGGCCGTTGACAAAAAATCCCCTGGTCTTTCGGCGGGGAAACTCTGCCACATACTTCCCCTTCGCAAACTGCTCCCGCCACTCGTACTCCTCCGCCTCCGCTCCGCAGAACTCGCACTTGTGGCGCACCGTTCGGTCTGTCCCCTCCCGGAATCCCGCCTTGTCAAAGACGATCTTCCCCCAGGTCATTGGCTGATACTTCCCGCATTTTGGGCAAGGCACGTTCCAAACCTCTTTGGTGGAATGCTCATACTCTGCCTCGATCTTGGAGAATCCCTTGATGGTCGGCGTGGACGTGATGACCTCTTTGCTGTTCCAGAAGGTCGTCATTCTCTTTTCCGCCAGCAGCAGCGGGTCTCCCTCAATGCCCGCCGAGGCCGGGTAGCGGTCTATCTCGTCCGCAAACAGTCCCCGGATGGGGCGTGAGGCCAGGGCCGCCGGGGAGTTTGCCCCCTGTATGGCGATATACCCTCCCGGGAACTGCTTCTCCAGGATGGTGTTGTTCCGGTCCCTGGACCGCTGGCTGGTCAGCTCGCTGAGACACGGCGTGTCCCGCAGCATGGGGGCCAGCCTGTTTTTGGAGAAGGTCTCTCCCATCTCCACTGTTGGCTGTAGTGCCATCAGGGGGGAAGGCTCGTTGTGCATATAGTACCCGATGCCGTTCAGGATCACACAGTCCGTTTTCCCGGTCTGACTTGCCCACATCAGCACCACCTTCCGGGTGTGTACGTCCGTGATGGCGTCCATGGGCGTCCGCTGATAGGGTGCCCGGTCCGTGTGCCACCGCCCCGGCTCCGCCGACGCCTCCGAAGAGAGATAGCGGTATCTGTCCGCCCACTCAGAGAGATTGATGTTGGGCGGCGGCTCCAGGCTTTTGAACAGCTTCTGGAATAGGTCGTATGTCTCCCGGCGGATTCCCGCTCGTTTGGCCTTCTTTGCCGTGTCCATTTTTTCAGCCCCAATTCAAACCGTCCATCCAGTTGCTCCCCACCTGGGGCACCTGCCGCTCTATGGTCGGTACGCTCCATACCGTGGATATTTCCCCCATGTGGTAGCACTCCATATCATCCGGGTAAATGAGCCATTCAAAGGGCCACAGCAGCTCAAAGCTCTTGCCCACCACCATGACGCTCTCCAGCTCCCGCCGGATGGTCTGGATGATGTGCATGAGCTGAAGTCTCCCTTCCAGCTTGTTCCGGTTGAAGATGGTAATGACGATGCGGATACTCACCTTTCCCCCCAGCTGTCCGTCCTCTCCCCGCTGGTCCTTCCCGTTCAGCGGCTGGAGCAGCAGATGGGGCACCGATTCGTCGTCCTCGTCCGGGTCGTCCATCACCATCTGTCCCACCCGGATGGGCCGATAGGGCGGCACGTCCCCCCGCTTGGAGTTCTTCACCGGCAGCCGGTACTCTTTCAGCTTCTCTTGCAGAAACCCTTGCAGGGCGTCCATCAGGTCCTCCATGGTCTGCCCTTCCAGCGGCCCAATGGCGGCCCCCACCGGCCTACGCTCCATACTCTCCATTCTGCCCGTCCTCCTCGTCGTCTTTGAACAGGCCCCCCAGGTCGGAAAGCTCCTGAAGCGCCTCATCTGTCACCTGTTTCAGCAGGTCGAAAATATCCTCTTGGCTGTTGATCTTGGCGCACTGGGGCGCCACCCTGGCCGGGATAGACCGTATCTTTGCCTTGAAGGAGGTGAGGATTCTGGCAATGACCAGCTCGATGTCCTCCGTGGTATGCAGGTCCTTCTCCCGGATAGATAGGTCGTGCTCTGCGTTCTTCCGCTTGACCCGCATGAGCCTTGCCCGCTCGGTGGCATAGTCGGCGCTCTCCCT